CCTCAAATGTGGACACTTTATGATATAATAGCTAATCACCAGATACCTTTAAATTTACCCGTTATCATTGTTCGCTTTTCAGCGTGCGGGGTTAAACCCGGTATATTTAAATTTACGCAACTTAACTAAATTTCAGGTCTATGGCGCCTTTGTGTAGCGATTTTGCGGATCGCGAGAGCAAGAATGCATTTACCACCATGTACCGTAATTATGTCGGCATGAGACAGTCATGCATTGATGACATTTCTTTTGAAATGTCCCAGCTTGAGATCGGTTCTCGAACAAACCCTTTACAATGCGTGGGAACACCTGTTGTAATTGAGAAAGAAAAAGAAAAGAAAAAGCCTCTCCATACGATTGAAGAAAATGGAGAGCACAATGACGAAATCGAAGACGCTAAACAGAGAGCACGTGATTTTTATGCTCTCCGACGGAAAAATAGAGTCAAAAAGATTAAGAAGTTGGCAAAAGAACGAGGTGAACCTGTTCCAAGGTTTCCATGGCAAGGGAAGAAGTGTAGAACAGCCAAACATAAGAAGAAGAACGCTGATGTTCAGTTTTCTCCTCATTGTGGTCTTGAATGTTTACAACTTTTTCCTGATTTCTTTCATGATCTTGCTAAATATGCAAAAGTTGACATCACTGATGCTTTCATTTCGGAAGTTGAAGGTGTCGTTGCTTTGTTTGTTGCTGTTGCTGGATGCACTGATTATATGTCCATCGCAGCATCGATTTTTCTCTATGCAAGAAAGTTTTCGAATAAGTCTATATCTTCACAGGTACTCGAATTTGTATGTGAAATTCTGGAGACTGAAATGTCATCCCAGGATGGAAAGGAAGATGAAGTTGTACCTGTGAAACCTGCTTGGCTTGATATGATGCGTGATGCACGAACGAATTGGGAACTAGTTAAAGCTAACAAATTGTTTAAACAGTTCTCACGTTTGTTGTCATTATGTGTCACTCTTGGAATGTGCCAGGCATCAACTGTTACGTTTAATATTCGTGAGTATAAGGTTTTCGAACCTGATTTGACTATGATACATGCGAATACACTTGATTTGATTGATGCTGCTTTTTCCACCATTACATATTTTGTTGAGAATATTTACGAATGTTTTCATACTGGATCCTTACGTCCGTTTCTTATTAATGATAAAGAGGCGGTAGAACTTGATGAGGAATACAACAAGATTATTGTGTGGTGGGATTTAGTTAAAAATGGC